ACCCGCCGCGGACGCTGTGGAGCTGGGTGAACCGCGAGGAGCTGGAGCGGGAGCGGCGCGCGGACACGCTCGTGCGGCGCTCGAGCTACCTGGACGTGGTGGGGACGCACCCGGAGTGGCTGGGCGCACCGTTCATCGAGGAGGCCGAGTACCTGCGGGAGGTGGACGAGCGGGCGTGGCGGTCGGAGTACCTGGGCGAGGTGACGGGCACTGGCGGGTCCGTGTTCGGCAACGTCACGGGCGCGAGGCTCACCGACGCGCAGTGTCGCGGGTTCTCCCGTACGAGGAACGGAATCGACTGGGGCTGGTTCCCTGACCCCTGGCGGTTCGTCCGCTGCGGGTGGGTGCCTGGGGAGCGTAGGTTGTTCCTCTTCCAAGAATTGTCTGCTAATAGGAGGACGCCGCAGGAGACGGGGGTGATGGTCGCCGAAGCCCTCACGTTCCCCGACGAGGTGGGCAAGGACGCCTACCAGCATGATGAGCTGATATGGTGTGACGACACGCCCGATGGTAAGCAGAGCATGGCCGTTTATCGCAGGGAGATGGGGCTGCGCGTTCGCCCTGCTCGAAAATCCAATATGCGGCGGCTGTCATATGAGTGGCTCGCCGGCTTGCGGGAGATAGTCATTGATCCTGTTCGCTGTCCTCTCGCCTACGAGGAGTTCAGGCTGAAGGAGTTCGACAAGGACCGCGACGGGACCTGGTTAGACGAGATCCCTGACGGCAACGACCACTCAATCGACGCCGTGCGGTATGCCGTGATGGACGACGTGCTGAGGGGGGCGTAGGCTCTTATCGCCTGCGCCCTCCCCTATGCGTCAATGCCCTCGTTTCTGAAGAAGAGTGAGATGGGATAGTTCTCTATCTGGGCCTTCTCGGCCTTCGTACAACGCTCAAGACAGAGCCTTGCCATGTCCGCATCGCCCAAGAGCGCATAGGCGGCCGCCTGCACGTATCTCTCGTGAGCATCTATGACGAGGCTGCGGAGTAGGTCCTTCTCGCCATCCTCAAGCTCTCGCCTTCTCTTGAGCGCCTGCATTAGGTTGAGGAGGTACGTCTGAGAATCGGTATCGAACTCGTGGAGCTTCCTGGCGAGGATGGCCGCGCAGGCAAGGAGGGCTTGAGGCTGCTTTGCGCCCTTGTCATATGCCGACAACATCTCCAGCACCTTCTGGTTGAGAGGAGTCTGGTTTCCCGCCGTAACGGGGAACCGGTCAAGCTGCTCGGAGAACTTGTCGGGCTTCAGGTTCACCGCCTTCGCGAACTCCTCCTCTCCCAGTGCCATGAGCGCAGGCACGGGATCGAAACCGAGATCCTTGTCCACGGCCTTCTGGTCTGGGTAGCCAAAGACGAAGACGAGCCTGTCGGAAAGGATGTCAAGGAGCTCATACCCGCCCTCCTCCCGCTTCCTCGCGAGGGCGTAGACCTGCGCCCCCTGGATGTTAAAGTTCACGACGGGCGACCTGAGCTCAACGCCTTCCAGCGGCTTCTTCTCCACGAAGACGGCGTGCATGAAGCCCATGTCGTTCAGCTCCTTGGGGGTCATCTTCTCCGGGTCCCACTTGGCGGTTATCCCCAGTGCGTCGAGCGTCTCCACGAATGGTCTGTACGCATTGACAGTTTCCTCCAGCCGCTGGAGCGTCTCGTCTTCTTCCTTCCCCTGCTCGATGCGGAGGAAGCTGTGTCCGTCGATGGCGAACGTACCCGACTGCAGGAACTCCTGGACGAACCGCGCCGTGTTGTAGCGCCTCCGGAAGTCGCCTGATATGGACCAAGTGAGCGAGACCTTGTTGTTGCTCTCCGAGAGGGTCATGCTCACGCCCTCGAACTCGATGCATGTCCCATCCCTTTGGTCGCCGAGCATCACCATGGTCGAGAACTCGAAGCCGCCGGCGGATACCGTGTGCTCTACGCCCACGCCAAACATGCTGACGTCGCCAACCTTGCCGATGACGCGTGTGAGGCCATTCTTCGTCGTGCCGTACACGTAAGGCCCGTCGCCAAGACCTGCCAGCGAGATGGGACTCTCCCCGCTGAATAGCTGGGACGTGAACGTGAAGGACGTGATGTCCGGAGGAAGCTCGAACTTGTCATCAAGGAATCCGTAGCCCGTGACCTCCGCATTGAGCTGCGACTCGTGCTCACGGTGGAACTGGATGATTAGTCGTTTGGCTTCGCGCGGGTCATCTGGGAATGGCTTCACGCGCACCGAGGCCGTCTTCTGGCCAGCTCGCGCTCCGTCGAGGATTCTTGTAAGCTCGTAGGGGTGCAGTGCCGAGTAGTAGACCTGCCCTGGCCGTACGTCCTTCTCGACCGCCACGCAGAAGAGCAGGACGCCGTGGAACACGTCGAGGAAGCGCCTGAGGTCGACCACATCCATCGAGTACTTCACGAAGCCCCTCTTGTTGGTCCGGAGCTTCCTCGTGGTGCCCTTCACCTGAACGGTCACCTCGCCGGTGAGGTTTTCCTTGGTCAGCTCGGAAGAGCTATAGACCTCAATGGTGCCGTCTACGAGGATGTTCTTATCGTTCTCGTCCAGGTTCGGGTAGAGCGTGTCGCACTTCAGGATGATGCTCCGCACTGCATCGACGGCGACGCTCTCGATCCTTCGGTCGTCGGGAGTCGCGAATCTTGCCAAATGCTTCCTTTCCACAGTCCTTTGTTCACATGATTATATCCCCCTGCTTTGTCCTGTATTCTCCCTGCCATTACGCGTAGTGCCCTGTGACGGGCTGGGATTATCGGGCCATCTTCTCCATTGAACGAGAAAGGGCTGGATATGGCAGAGGGACAGGACGAATACTGGGTGCCGGAGTGCGTGAGGGCGTACCTGAGGGCAGCTGGGTACTCGACCAGGGCGCTGGAGGACATGGAGCCCCACGTTAGGGAGTGGGACCGCTGGATGCGGGCAGTGGGCGAGTTCTACGACTACCGGGACACCGACGGGTTCGGCCGGGTGTACCAGGTACATAGGCGCACGATCATGCCGGCGATGCGGGTGTGCCGCGAGTGGGGCAGCCTGCTCCTGGACGAGAAGACCGTGGTCGCCTGCGAGAGCCGGGAGTGCGCCGACTGGCTGGCATCGTTCTTCTCGTCCACGAACTTCTGGGGAAGGGCGCAGGAGACCGTCGTGCGGTCGTTCGGGCTGGGGACCGGGGCCTTTGCCGTGTGGATGGACGTGGGGCGGCGCCTGGTGCGCGTGCGTCACTACGACGCGCGCATGGTGGTGCCGCTGTCCTGGGACGCCGAGGGCGTGCGCGAGTGCGCGTTCGTCACGAGGTGCTTCTCGCGCGGAGCGCTTCTCGACCAGCTGCAGATGCACGTCATGGGCGACGACGGGACGTACCGGATCCGCACAGTGTGCTTCGACCGGGACGGCCGGGTCGTGGGCGTGCCCGGCGTGGCGGATGAGGTCGGCACGGGCTCCGTGGGGCCGACGTTCGGCATCGTGCGGCCGGCGGTGCCCAACACGCGCGTGGACTTCTCGCCCTACGGACAGAGCGTGTTCGCGGACGCCGTGGACGCGGTGCAGTCGGTGGACCTCGCATACGACGCGCTCATCAACGAGGTGGACGCGGGCAAGATGCGCGTGTTCCTGTCCGACGTGATGTTCGACCAGGAGAGGACCAACGACGGGAAGCGGGTGCCCATCCCGTTCGGCAAGGGCGACTGCACCGTGTTCAGGAAGGTCATGTCGACCGAGGACACGATCCGGGAGTTCGCGCCGGCGCTGCGCACCGAGGCGCAGGGGAAGGCGTTCCGCCTGGCCCTGCAGGTGCTGGGCGACCTCTGCGACCTGGGGACGAACTACTTCGACCTGGACAACGTGGGCTACGTGAAGACGGCCACGGAGGTCTCGAGCGACAACTCGGCGCTCATGAGGAACATCCGCAAGAACGAGAACGCGCTCCAGGGCGCGCTCGCGGACGTCTCTCGCGCGGTGCTCTCGTGCGGCAGGCTCATGGGCGCGGCCCTTCCCGACGAGGGCGACGTCTCGGTGATCTACGACGACTCGATCGTGCAGGACACCGCCGCCGAGAAGCGCCAGGACATGGAGGAGGTCGCCGCCGGGCTCGTGACGCGCGAGGAGTACCGCCGCAAGTGGTACGGGGAGGCGTCGGGATAGAGCGCCAGCGCGGCCGTCGACCCTCGTTCGCGTGCTGGCCTCCCGCGCTGGGGACGGGTCGCGGTTCGTGGGGACGGGCCACTCGTCCGGCAAGGCGTCGGCCGGGATGCCGCCGCGGTGCCGGGGCGACGTGAGAGATGCGGCCACGGTCTGCCCCACCACCCCACGCGCCAGACGAGCCCGTGGACGCCTGCACCGCCGACGCGGGAGCGGAGGGCGTGGAGCCGATGGGCGGGAGTGACGCGGGGCGTAGCGCGCAGAACGTGTGAGCCGCGACAGGCCGGGGGCGACGGAGCGGGCTGGCTGAGCGCGGTGCCGGAGGCAGACGGCCGGAGCATGCGGGCCGAGCGCGGTGCCGGAGGCAGACGGGCGTAGCGCTGTGGCCGAGCGGCGCGGCCGTAGGCAGACGCGGAGCGGCTGCCGAAGGCGCGCTCGCGAGCGCCAACAGCGCGGAGCCTGGCTGCCGTAGGCCCGCACGCGAGTGCCCGCATGCGGAGGACGGCTGCCGCAGGCCCGCACGCGAAGCCATGCCCGCGGAGGAGTCCCCGGCCGCCCCGTGGGACTCACATGCGCGCGGAGGCCCGCGGCACGCACGCCCCGGCGGAACGCCCGCAGCGGACGCGACGGCGGTGCGCTGCGACGTCTCCCTCGGCGCGTGGGGTGGTGGGGCAAGCCAACGTCCTTCTCGCCAAAAAAGTGGCCGTCGCACGGTTGCGACGGCCACGCTCTTCTCGTCCCTCTCGGGCTTGTCGTCCTTCTCGCCCTGCTCGCCCGCCGGTCTGGCTATGACGCCAGGACCTTCTCGTCTGTCTCGTAGGGGACTCCCCAGAACGTGAGGGCCTCGGCGATGTCGCCGATGTAGACGTCGTCGGCGTGCCTGCGGAGCGTGTCAGCAACGTCCTCGAGCGAGTAGTTCTCGGTTTCGCGGAACCTTATCGTCGTCTCGTGGGCGGGCGCGTCGTAGCAGAACTGGGTGATGTCGCCCCTGCCGGTCTCCGTCACGTACGCCTCTCCTGTTTCGAGGTGGCCGAACTCCAGCGTCCTGGTCTCGGCGCCGTTCCTGAACGTGTGGACCTTTCTCTCCTCCATGGCGGTGACCTCCTCGCGCTTGCCTCCGGGCATCTAGTTCGTCGATGCTAAGGCCGGGGCCAGCGCGTGGGGCGCCACTCTCCGCCGAGCGGCTCTTCGCGATGCCCCTACTCCGTGGCACCTTTCGCCTCGAACCTGTCACGCAGCGAGCGAGACATAGCTAAGTTTTGTCGCACGGTGCGCCACGGCTCATCTCCTGGGCGTCTCCGCCGTTCCGCTGAG